TAGGGAACCGTATGATTCCCCATGTAGAAAGGACTGAATGTCATCGTTGCACCATTACAGCTAATAGCACCTCCATAGTGTTGTCTACTTGGTGCTCCATTATTCTGAAATTGGACAGCTTGATTGGTCACATTTCCAGTCGCTGCAGCAACGGGATTAGAAGTATTATTGACCTCTGGATCCGATGCTTTAGCTGGTGCTATTGAGAGAAGACTGATAAGGAGACAGTAGTAGATTCCTGTTCGATAGTTCGATCTATCTCTGTCTTTTCTATTATCTGACTGGCTGCTCTTGAGACTACTTCTAGAGAGAAGTCGCTTCCAGCTGTATGTATTGTAAAGATTGAATCTTCGTCTACTAAGCCTCCTGAGCTTGCTGAGGTATGAGTTATATTGTCTCCCGACCATTTCTGTAACGCTGCTCCATAGGTGGTTGTTACGATCTCTTCGTCTATATCAATTGTTGTAGTTGTTGTACTGTTCATCGACCCTTGGGTGAAGTTGGGTTGAACTAATTCTGCTCTTGCTACCGTGGGTGATGCCAGTAGGAAGAGTAAAAGCCATTTGTTCATTCTTCCTTTTTTTTGACCATTGGACAATCTACGGGTTTGTTGTTGCCACTATTTTTATTACCAGTGGTCAAGCCAAATGTTGCCAATGCTCCCGTAAACACACTGGCAACGAACGTGATATCTGAGTTACCTGATTTCTTAACCATTGGTAACTCCACGTAATTCATTGTAATGATAAATCCAGACCAGACAACAACGCCCAATCTAACAAATGTACCAAGTACTTCTATTTGATGTTCTTTATCCTCTACAGCATCTTTTAGCTTTCCGAGGACTCCTTTTTTTTCTGGCGGTTTTCCTTCCATTTATCAACTTTTTTCTGTAGGAATTTTTGGATTTGTTTCTTTAGTTTGTCGAATAAAGGAGTAGCTAAGGTGGTAGTGGCTACAGCTGCAACAGCTGCATAGGTAGCAGTAGCTACGACTTCTGCACTAGGTAAGGGTAAATCTATTTTTATAACAGGTACTCTTAGAGTAGGTTGTTCAGTTGTAGCAGTCTCTTCATCTTCAGTAGATTCTGGTACTTCTTCAATTTCTACTCCTTTTGGAGCTACTAAATTAGTAGGAGGTATAACAACAGGTGGAAAGACTGGCATTTCTGCACTTGGAGGTTTTAGAGGTATGCTAGGCATATCTAAAGAATCCGGAAGTTTACCGCGTCCTAAATTAATGGATGGAATTTCCATTACTTAATTAACAACTTAGTTGATGATAAAGCAATACCAGCTAATACGCTTGGAGAACCGGCAGTAGTTGATAATGTGCCGTCTGTCTGAACGTAATACTTCTTTCCGGGCGTTAAAGAAGATTTAGTAGTTGTATTCCCTACAACATTAATAGTGGCAGTTGCACTATCTGAATAAGCAGCATTTGCAAAGCCTATAAAATTACCTTCTTTAAGCGTACTATCTATAGGTCTAATTACTACACCAGTCGCGTCGTCTCCGTCAGCAATATCCCTAAAGACTAATACCATTCTTGTAGTATCTGGGTCATAAGCTACTTGCAATGCAGATCCATTGTTAGTACTACTGAAATTTGCTAAAAGTGTTGATGCTGTTAGCGAGTCTTCAGCATTAGTTACTAAGCTGTATTTTAAGTTATTACTCTCCTTAACTTGAACCAACCATTTCTTTAGATTAGGGTTGTAAGTAGTACAACCAACTCCACTATTCCAATCATCTGAAACATCAACACTAGCTTTTACCATTGATGTTCCTAAAGTTGAAGCCACGTCAATTAAATATAATCTATGCTTCCATCCACTAACATTTACTAATGAATGCAGCATTACACGTTTTTCAGCAAGAGAATAATCTATATCTCTGACATAGCCATCACCAATACTTTCAGCAATTGGTAATAAGTTTGTTAAATTTTGCAGGTCGTCGTTACCTGTGGTGGTGTGTGCATTACAAGTTGCACCAAAGATATCATCATCTGCGTGACGTGATGCAGCTATAAAAAACTTTTTATTATGTTCATCCCAAGTAACTACTACACTGGTCCATCCACCCTGAGTACCATCACTCTTCGTAAATTGGCTTTCCACTCCGCTAGTTATTGTAGTTCCGCTAATGCATAGTCCAGTTGCAAATATTTTTCCACTTGATAAACTACACTGGATAACCATACCTGTTTGTTTATCTGTATCCCATGCAAGATCTAAATTTCGATAGTTTCCGTAACTGTTGGTTGTATCTATTGTTCTATCGATACAAAGTTCACCAGTTCCTCCATTGTCATATAAAGTTAAGTTGTTGTCTGAACTACTTGTTCTGACACTCATCGCTCTTACCTGACCACCAGTACTACGATGCCAACATATAACAACCTCTCCATTACTGTTTTGTGTCGCAGCAGCGGCTATTTGTATAACTGAATCAGAGTTGTAAACTGTTAATTTATTTCCCCAAGTAATTGTATTGTTTGCTGCGTTTACTGTTCCAGCAGTAGCGTAGACATAACCACCAGCAGATATTACCCAGCAAGCAACTATTTTGTTATTTGTTTTATCATAAACAACGTCAAAAGCTGCTGGTTCATTAGTATCTAGTTCTGCTTTAGCTCCTGTTAAAGCTGCAATTGTAGCCGCTTTACTTACAGTTCCATCAGAGTTAATGATAGCTGGATCATTAGCAGCTAAAGCACCATCTGCTGTTGCTTGAATTGTAGGTGCAGCACTTACTTCAGCCCAAGTCAAGCCTCCAGTGTTACCACTTTGAGCAGATAAGAAATAACCGTTAGTTGGAGCATTAGATACTTTTAAATTTGCTTCATCTACTACATCATCTGCAATTACTTGAGCACCATCTGCTGTAGATGTTACTTCTCCTGAGTGGTTAGGGTGTGTGTACTGGTTAGCTGCAGCCCATGTTAAACCACCTGTGTTACCTGATTGTTTTTGTAAGAACTGTCCATTAGTTCCGGCGTTACTTACCTTGAGTTTAGCCTCATCAGCGGTATCATCTTTGACACCGCCCGTACTTATTTTTGTTAATGCCATAATTTAAATAAAAAATACCTCTACTTTAAACCATAGAGTTTCAAAGTACCTCCACGAAATTCATTAGTAGGTTCGTATAATCGGAATCCTGTACACTTATTCTCATTAGTGTTGCTTGAATTTTTTTCTTTACCCCAGAAGTCAGAATGTTGACCGTTTAACCAAGGGTTTTTTTGATCACCCATCCAGCCACGTACAAATTTTTGTGCATTTGCCTGACCTAAGTTAGGAAACTCCAGTTCACCTGTGTAACAAGTTACGCTTGTAGTTAAGTGACATTGTATGTAGTCTTGAGCAGTATTACCATTACCAGTGTTAGCCCCACTACCACCTGTATTTACTGGAGAAGTGTTATATCCAAAAGTTCTTCCTGTAGCATCCCAATAATAAGTACTAGAAGTATAAAGCGTATTACTAAAATACCAACGTAGACGTACTGCAAAAGTATCCGTCATTGTAGGTGGGTTTCTAGTTAGACCATATATTTTTAATATATAACTATCGTATTCATCGGATACAAAACCATCGAAATCAATATTAGCTCCATTAGAAGTTCCTATTACTTTCTTTTCCAGTAGTACCATAGGACTATAATCCTGCGGTCCTTCATTAACAATAATCTTACTAGCAGATACTGCAGTACCAGCAAAGACTTTAGTATCACCTCCAGTAGTACCTAACGTCCCATCATTATTAACGAAATATTTAACACCTGCAGTTAATCCACTTTGGTTAGAATCTGTAGCACCAACAACATTTATCGTCGCCGCTGCACCATCAGCATATGACCCAGCCGAAGTACCTATATATGCTGTACTTAAATTAGTTGCTACATCTGTTGTGATATAAGCTGTTGATGCAGAACCATCACTATTAGTAGTTTGAAGCCATACAACTTGGCGATTGGTAGAATCATAGACTAAAGCTGAACCTTTTCTGCTACTACCTACAGCGTTATGAGTACTACCTACACTAATAGTATGGTTAGTTTTATTTAAAGTAAGCCAATATATTCTACCATCTCTAGGACCAGCAGATCTCAGTAAACATACAGCTACTTTTTCAGTACGTTCATCATAAGCAGCTTGTATATTATCATTTTTATTTGTACCAGAAGCACTGTCTATATTACTAGTAGCAGTACCAAAACTAGGTGTAGTTCCGCTAACAGTTATAAATCTTGCTTTGGTATCATTATCATTTTGATTATAATAAAGTACAAAATCACCTCCTCCTACATAGACAATATCTGTATCATAAGTAGCAATACTATCTGCTACTTCTGTGTTAGCTGTGACAGTTGTACCACTAATAGTAAGAATAGCTGCTGTTAAATATTCTGAGTTACCATAATCTCCATAAACTGCTATATGTTTATTATTATCTGGATCATAAGTAACTGATAGTCCCATACCTTGATGGTCTTGTGATGACATTACAGTAGGAGTACCTCTAGTACAAGTAACATCATTTACCGATACAACAAAAGCGATAGTGTTATTTCTCGCACCACTAGCATCAGGGAAATTATCAGAAGCGTTTTTACCAACAACTATTAAGAATTTATCTGCTGTTTTATCCCACGAGATATCGACATGATCACTATTATTACCTCCTCCAAGAACATTTATTTGGTTACCAAAGGTTACAGACTCACCACCAGAATCAAGTTTAAAAGCTCTAACAGTTAAACCAGTAGATTGTCTCCATACTAATAATCCTCTTTCGGATGTAGTACTCCAAGCTATTCCAAATGGAACCATATCATTACCTGCAACTTCTTGGGGAGTCTTCCAATTAGCATATGATCCATCTGATATGGCTATTTCACCTCTGGTGTTTGCAGTATTAGTATAAAAAGCGTAAAGTTTGCCGTTATTAGAGTCGTGACATACTTTCGGATACGTTGCAGTAGTGTCTGCATATCCTCCAGTATTTAGATATACATAACTACTTTTTTCAGTGTATGTATTTTTTATTTTACTAACAGTACCATTACTATTAGCAATAACTTTATCTCCAGCAGCCAACGCACCTGATGCATTAGCTGTTATCTGTGGAGCAGAGGATATAGATCCAACTTGTGTATCTACATAAGATTTAATTGATTGCTGACTTGCAGCAGCAGTAGCACTATTACTTGCAAAGTTATCTTCATCATGTAATGTTAACTGAGTATTAGTATCTGGAGGTACTTGCCAAGAGCAACTACCATCTCCATCTACTCGTAAGAATTTAGTTGTACCACTTTCGCCTGTTGATTTAACATCAGTACCTTCAGATGCACCATCAGACCACTCCATTCCATTGGATGTGTACTTAAGGTATTTATCTGTAGCTGGGGCGTTGTGTACGTCTAGCTTACCTTCAGGTATTGAATCGTCAGCTAATTTAGAGCCAGCTATATTAGCTGTACTTGATATATCTCCATTGACAATACTTCCATCAATGATGTGACTTGAGTTAACTGAATTAGCACTAGGTGTACCAATACTTACCGATGATCCACAGGTGACAATAAAGTAATCAGAACTACTAGCAGGGGCGGCAGAAAAAATGATATCATTGCCATCAACTGCAAACCCTTCAGAGGGTTGGCTGGTTCCAGTATTAGGTTTCTGAATGACTCCATTGACACTAACTATTAATTGTTGAGCAGATGTACCAGCGTTACTTAAAGTAAATCTATAAGCACTACCGTTAAAGGTTGCACTACCACCTCCAGTACCAGATGAACTAGAAAGAGTATTTATAAAGAAGCTACCAACAGAAGCAACGTCATCCCACGCTGAACCGTTGTACACCTTCATTTTATTAGCGGCGGTGTCAAAGTAAAGATCACCTTCATCGTTGTTAGATCCAGGTGCAGAACTAGCTATACGGTATCTAGCATTAAAGTCATTTATATCATCACTTAACTGTTTAACGTCTGTTTCACTTGAAAGTATCTTGTGATAATTATATGTGTTAGCAGTAGAAGTAGATACGACAATCAAGCCTACACCAGCGGCTAATGTCTCTCCATATAATGAGCTAGGAAATCCATTGATAGTTACTGTTGTATTATCAACTCTTTTACCTGTTGTACTTACTCCAGAACCATTAACCACAACTCCAGCAGCATTATTAATACTTACTACAACACCATTCGCAGGTTGAGTATTAGGGAAGGAAACCTCATCAGCAATAGTAGTAAAACCACCAATAGCTGTTTGAGAGCTAGCAACGTGAGCAGCAATAACCTTTGAACTTGGTATCTCTGTATCACTTGTTGTGTCTAAAGTACCACTAGAAGTCTTAAAGGATTTACCAGCGACAATATTTAATTCAGCAGTTGAAGCTGTAACACCATCTAATTTATTAATTTCAGATGTATTAACTGTAGCCCCATCAAGGATATTAAGTTCTACAGGTGTAGATGTTAGACCATCTGTTTTGTTTAATTCGTCTGTAGTAGCTGTGACACCATCAAGAATGTTCAGCTCAGCAGTTGTAGCTGTGACACCATCAAGAATGTTTAATTCTGCTGTAGTAGCAGTAACACCATCAAGAGTGTTTATCTCAGCTGTTGTTGCTGTTACACCGTCAAGAATGTTTAATTCAGCTGTAGTAGCTGTTACACCATCTAAAAGATTAAGTTCATCTTTATTTGCTGTTACACCATCTAAGATGTTTAGTTCAGCAGTAGTAGCTGTTACTCCATCTAATAGATTTACTTCAGCTGTAGTTACTGTTGCTCCATCTAAGATAGCTAACTCTGCACTGGTTAAAGCTGCTAACTGAGTAGCTGCTCCAGACTGCATATCTTTAAGAGTTGCAATATCAGCATCTAAGTCAACTCTTATCTGTCCACTACCAGGACTGTTATCAACAATAGTTACACCATCACCACCTGAAACATCAGTAGTTAAAGCTGTATCAATCTTAGTATCAACTCGTCCATCAATAGCTCCTGTGGTAGCAACTTTAGTGTTATTGCTTACCCAGGTTTCAGTGCTATGAATTGTTTCGTCACCATCTTGCCATGCAGCATCTGCATCACGTTTAGCTTCTTGTGTGACATATAGGTTTTGTAAAAAGTTATCGTTTAAATCTTGTGATTTAATTGCTGAACCAGCGAAGAAAGTTGCAGATAACTTGTCTGTTGCTGTATCACGATAAATCCTGATAGCAGCATTATTGGCAGGTGCGGTATTAAATTGTATTTCTGTAGCAGTGGGTGTGCCAGCTGTAAAGTTGGTAACTACAGTACCATCAACACTAGCTTTAATGTCGGTGGTCTTTAGATATGGGAATGTAAATGCGTAATTGGTTTTAGAACCATTACCTGTATGTAAATTTTCAGTTACTGC